GAAATATCGGTCGTTCCACAGGTCGTAGCACCTTGTGGCGCCGTGACCGGTGGCGACCACCAGCGCGTTCTTAGCCGAGAAGGGATGACGGTCCATCCTTTCCTTGGCGATCTCCTCGCGGATCTCCTCTTCCTTCTTCTTGCCGACCTTCTCGGTGGTCTTGGTCCGGTACTCCTGGTAGCTCTCCTTCACCACGGAATATGCCGTGGCCACAGCGGCCGTCCGTCGATCGCTGACTCGGTTGGAGCAGATGATCGCCGTCGCGCTCAGAACCAGACATCCAGCTGCGGGAATGTAGCACTTCCACGTGAGGTTGAACTTCTCCTCCATGGAAAGAGAGCCGTCCAGGTCCTCATCGAACCCCTTGCCGAGGTTCGCCTTCTTGTCTGCTTCGGCTTCCCGGATGATGTCCGAGGCCTGGAAAGCTCCCTTGGCCGCGAAGTAGGCCGTGGCAACGGCGCCAGTAACTCCGATCGCGGTCAGAATCGCCGGTGAGCTGTCTACGGCGACCTTACCCATCCGCTTGAAAAGCGGAGTGAGGTTGAGGTTCATTGTTATCTCCTGTGATGTCGCCGACCGGCGATTCTTAACCGAGTACTACTTGGTGGACGAGGTGTTGACCGTGGCGGTCTGAACAGCCGAGTTCGGAAGAACGATGCGCAGGACCGCCATCACGCCGAACGTGATACCTGCGCTGGCCGCGGCGTTCATCGAGAACTTCCATCCGAGCTTCTTGGCGAAGATGATCGCGTCGTTCTTCGTGGTCTTCGCGCTGGTCTCACCCATGTGAATATCCTCGTTCTTGGATTAGTTCTTCCGGACAGGGGCCTTCACCGCAGGAGCCGCAGGCACCTTGACTTCGGGAGTCTTCGGTACGACCGGCTTCTTGGGCGAGGGAGTCTTGACGTTCGAACCCGTCACACCGGTGGTGGGAGTTCGAGTAGAGACCTCGCGATGCTTCTGGAGATGCACGGTGGATGTGCTGCCGAGCATCGTGAACTTGAAGCTGAGATCTCCGCGGTTGTACGTGAACTTCTTGGTCGAGTCCCGAGATCCGAATATCGACATCGAGAGGGCGTCCTGGTCAGCCTGCGACGTGGTCACGAAGCTGCTCTTGGGTGTTCGGTTCGACTCGAACGAACCCAGCCAGTAGATGTTGCTGGAGTCGCGCGTCTTCATGTTGATCTGGATCGTGTTGTCGCGGTTGACCGAGGCCTGCATGATGACGCCGCTGTCCAGCTCGTTGGTCTGGTACCACTGGCCAACCAGGGACTTGGGGATCTGCGTCGAAGATGCACCCCCCGAAGCATCGGCATCGGAAACCGCGAAGTAGAACCCGGTCCCAGCGAGCACGAAAGCGATGATTGCGGATATGACTATGAGCAGTCTCTTGCCCATGGTTCCCCCCTCGGGAAAATGAAAAACCCAAACTCCGTGTTAGGGAGTTTGAGCTTTGATCCGGTTGATTGGGTAGGTCAGTCTTCGGAGGTGGTCTCCTCGGACTCCTCCTCGTTTTCGGTCTGGCTCTTCAGCACCGTCTTGGTGATCACGACGGCAGCGGTTCCGAGCGCGGCGAGTCCGACGATCGCCACACCAGCTGCCTTCAGGGCTCGCTTCGCAGCGGCCTCATCGGGGAGGTGGGTGACGTTCTCGTCGGTCTCGGTCGCGTTCTTCTTCGCTGCCACGTTTTCAGCGAGGCGGGTGAGGAAGGACTTCTTCGAGTCGGAGGCGTTGGTGGTGGTCTCAGTGGACATGACAAAGCCTTTCGTAGGGGTCTCATTATAGGGCATGTAAATTTTGCGAGGTTTCCCTACGAAAAACCAAAACCCCGTGTAGGGGTTGTGGTCGAGGCTTCTTTTCGGGGTTCAGACGTCTTCAGAGTCGTCGGCCCACTCGGGAACGGGGGTGTGAACGTACTTGACGGCGATGGCTGCTGCCACCGCTACCGTAGCTGCGAAAATGAGTCGAGCGTTACGCTTGGACTTCTTCCTCTTGGCCTGGTAAGCGGCGGCGCGAGCCTTTCCGTCGAGGACGTTTTCGTCGTTCTCGGTGGTGGTCGGGTTCTGGGACATGGGGTTCCTTTCATAGGGATCTCATTATAGGCCCTGTAAACCTTGCGACCCCTGAAGGAACTATTCGTCTTCGTCGACCGCGAAGGTCTCCTCGTTGCGCACGTGGTTGATGATCCAGGCGATGATGGCCAGGAGAAGGACGAAAATGCCGATCTTCTTCATGGTCTTTGGTGGACCTTTCTCCAGTGAGCGAAACCAAAGCCCCATGTAAGGGCTGAGGGTTGAGAAACAGACGTCGTCTCTCGTTAAGAGGGGTGTTTTTTCTGCGAGGGTTACCGCTTGCTTCGAACCGGCCTCTTCTTGGGGAGAGGAATATACTCATCCTCCAGAAGAACCGGCGCCTTTATACCCGTGACCTGGCTTCCTCGGAAATCCGGTTCCCAACGACCGAGGAGTGAAATCCTCTTCTTGGCAAGAACCCCGGCAAGTTCCAGAGAATCCACATCGGTCGTCAATGGAACACGAACGTAGGCGAGCGGGTAGTCAGGATGGGGCTGACTGATCTCGATCTTCACGGTTACCTCTTGATTCTCCGGGCGTAAGCCCACTTGCTGACAACACTGCCAGAAGCGTCGATGAACTTACCGGCACCTGCGAGAGCGGCACCAACGACGGCGATCACCATCAGAGGGTTCTCGTTCCATGCCTCCTTCAGCTTGTCCATCGCCTTCGGCTTGGTTTGATTTCCGAACGGCGGAACGTATCCAGGTCCGGTGCTCATGAATATACCTCTCGTCGGTTAGTCGGAACTATCAGTTCTTGCCGTTCGGCTGGGCGTCGAGCCACAGCTTGGTGATACGATCTCGGTTTCGCCAGATCTCTTGGTGAGTCACCCCCGGCGAAGCGAGAACCCTGATCCGGATCATGTCCGGGTCGTCGACGTTGGGGCGCTCCACCTGCAAGTGATGGATGGTGTAGTCCTCTTCGACCCGGAGGAACGCGGCGGCTGTTCGGAGCCTCAGAATGGAGGTCTCGAACTTGTTCTCGGCCCCGGGGCCGATGTAGACGAAGGACTTGGTGGCGACCTCTTCCTTCAGAAGAGCCCTCACCCTCTCGACGTCCTCACTTCGTTCTTTGTTCGATTCGATCTGAGACTTGTCATCGCCGAAGAGAGCAAAGATGTTGTTGGAATCGGTCATGGCGGTCTCCTTTAGGACGAAAACCAAAACCCCATGTAGAGGTTTTGGCGTTGAGATCTGGCTAGGGACAGTTGGCCTTACTTCGACGCGTTACGGGCCCAGCGATTCACGAGGAAGATGACGCCCCACTTGATACCGAAGACGATGAGCATGTTGCGCATAGCGCGCTTAGCCATCTTCCGGTTCAGTTCGGCGACATCCTGCTGGGTGATCAGCGGGTCCGTATTGATGTACGAGGTCTGGTCCATGATGATCCTTTCATAGAGGTCTCATTATAGGCCCTGTATTCTTTGCGACCTCTCGAAAGTTTTTACCGAAAATTCCCCGGCGGGAAAATTCAGAGATTGTTCGGCTTGAACGACCAGAAGATGGTAACGAGCTGGGTGGTGTCAAAACCCGTCTGTTCGCTTGCGTATCTGATTCGGTCTTCGAGAGCTTCGCATTCGGTTCCCGACCATACGAGAAGGTTGTGGAAAGTGCGCCTAGTGACAAACCCCTCCACACATGCCTCAACGGTGAGAACATAGTGGTAAACCCGCTTAGACTTTCGAAGTTTTACTCTCATTTTGACCCTTTCTAAGTAAGTACCAACAGCATCGTTACACCTATACCTATCAGCATCCACATAGCTCCATACCATCCGTAAATCAGGTAATTGCCCAGGATGGAAAGAGACCATATGAGAGCCAGACCGTAGATTGCGACCATCTTGCTTCTCATAAGAACTCCTTAGAAAAACCCAAACCCCATGTAGGGGTTAAGGGCTTGAGATCAGTCTTCCTTCTTGTCTGCGCTCTTGGTCTTCTTCAACACGACTTTACTGATCGTCTCGACGGTCTTGATGGCGGTGTAGGCTGCAACAGCAGTGATAGCTACGAACTTCGCGACTTCTTTCGTCCTCTCGGCGGCGAGTTTGACGGTTTCGGGTCGGATGAACTGTTCTTCACTGTTGTTGGAGTCTTTACCGTTTTCACGGTCGAGGCTGATCTTGAGGGCGTGCTTTCCTTTACGTCCAAGCATGGCGGTCTCCTGAGGGTTAGGGGTCTCATTATAAGCCATGTAGATCATGCGAAAAGCATAAACCCCATGTAGGGGTTTAGAGGCTGTGAGATCAGTCTTCGATCGGGGTATCAGAATTGGTCTTGTCGAGGATCCTTCGAGAGACGACGTACAGAGTAGATGTGATTGCAGCACTCACGGCCACTCCGAAGATGTTGCAGTAGATTTTGAACTCGGGGGTCAATTCAACTGTTCCGTCTTCGGATGTGGTGGAGTACTTCAAACGCATACGCGTAACAAAGTCTGATTCGACGAACTTCTTGGGGCCAACGTACATGATGGTTCCTTTCATAGAGGTCTCATTATAAGCCGTGTAAAATATGCGAAGCATAAACCCCATGTAGGGGTTTAGAGGCTTTGAGATTAAACGCTCATGTTCAGTTCTTCGTACTGCTTCTCCTCGATCATGTCCATCGTGGTGTCAAACATCTCAGCAACCACAAGGGTGATGAGAAACATGACGCCGATGACATTGGCGAGAATCTGGTAGTCCGGCATAATGAACCTTCCGTAGGGGTCTCATTATAAGCCGTGTAAAAGGTGCGAATTGGGCAAAAGCATAAACCCCATGTAGGGGTTTAGAGGCTGTTGAGTTTTACTTCCGGAGGAACCTGAGGTACTTAGCGGCGATGAACCAGCTGCGATCTTTCAAGAGTTGCTTGTAGACTTTGAGGTTGAACTCGAACATGTTGGTGTAGCGGAACGTGTTGAGTTTGACTTTCGACAGGGTTCGGATCAGGTCGGACACCTGGTCATGGGTAAGCGTTGCGCTTCCTCCATTGTTGTATTCGGTGTCTTCGATGTATCCGTAGATCCTTTCGATGGCCATTTTCAATTCGGTTTCCAGCTCCTTCCCACCAGGAATGAGTTTGGTCTCCAAGTCGTGAATTTCACTCTTGAGGTGATCTGAGTTCATCAGCGAGTAGTCGCTCATGGTTTTTCCTTTCATAGGGGTCTCATTATAGGCCCTGTAAACCTTGCGACCTCTATGAAAAAGCAAAGCATAAACCCCATGTAGGGGTTTAGAGGCTTGAATATCAGTTGCGAGGGGTCCCGTTCTTAGGGTTGGTGATGATTCCATAGAACTCGTAGTCGAACTTCATAGTCTCGAAGCCGTCAGGCTTGAAGTAGTGTCCACGGGCCGCACGCACAGCGACGTAATGAGTTGCACTGTTGACCGTTTCGGTCTCAGCGAACTTCTTAAAACGTCCCTTCAGCGTGTCGACTGCATAGATGATGTTCACCGTGACGATGAGATAGAAGTGCGTGGTTCCGAAGATCTTCCTGAGCATCTGTTTCCTTCGGTAGGGGTCTCAATATACCCCCTGTAATTCCTGCGACCCCTTTCGAAGGCAAAAAACGAGCGGCGTGTAAACCTTGTTAGGGTCTACACGCCGTCGCTAGTGTTCCTTCAGGGCAGTGTGCTTATCAGCCGATGATCTTCTTGCCGATGAAGCCGAGCGCCTTCGAGGTGATGACGTGCACATGTTCGTACTGGAGGATCATGACGATTCCAGCGAGGTTCGCCGCGGCACCAACCAGGACGTCAGAGCTCACCTGCTTCTTGGAGTCGGTCTCCTTGAGCGGGTAGAGCTTCTTGACCTGGTTGGACACGCGGTCGTACTCATCGCTGTCTTCGGGCAGAGCCGCCAGTTTGGCGAACAAGCGCGCGATCTCCTTTTCGAGGTCGCTCGGTTCCGTGGGGGCGAAGGGCTTTCGGATGTTCAAAGCGTTTCCTTCCATAGGGGTCTCATTATAGGGCCTGTAAACCTTGCGACCCCTGGGGAAGGTGATACATCTATGGGTTGACTACGGGGTTCTCCCCTGTATCGGTGATCCGGAAGGTAGCTTCCTGCATGGACAGGATGTCCTCCGGGTTCCCGTCGACCACCAGCGACGCGATCCTCTTGTCACCGACGTCCTTCACATGGATCTCGCCCGCGTACTGAGTCCCACTGGCGTAGTACGACTTCTTCGAGATCTGCACCAGCACACCGAGGAAGGTGTTGATCGCCGTGATCGAAGCCACCACCTTCTCGGGTTCCGGGAAGTTCCAGAGCTGAGCCAGCGCGAAATATAGCGTGGCCATCGCGGGCAGAACGATCGTTGCTGACTGCTTCACGAACCTGTACGTGCCGTCAGCCAGGAGTGGCGTCGGCTTCTTCTCGACTGACGACTCGGACATTCTGACTCCATCCTTCGGTATCCCGGTTCCGAGATATCTCGGAGTATATGCTCTGTGATCGAAGCGGAAGACGGGACACCTCGTCCATGATCCGCTGGGCTGTGCCGTTCCCACCAAGTGCCATGTACGGCTTCAGAAAGTACTTGTCCAGCTCGTCGTACTCTTCGTTGGTGATGTAACCCCGCTCGATATAGGCCATACCATGCGAGGTGATGGTCTCTCTGGCCATGCCCATCATGAGACGGGTCGTTGCCGCACGCTTGGTGTCCCTGCTCCGAATGAACGCCCACATGCCGGTCGACCCCATGGTGGACCCGAATATGATCGTGAGAACTCGGATCCAAACCTCGTCCATAAAACGCACCCTCCCCTAATTTCTACGTTGTTCGCTTCCAGACCCCTACGCTTCTTACCCATGGCTCGGCGATCTTCCATACCCCGCCAACTTTGACGTAGGGGACTGCAAGTTTCCATTCCGCGCCTACTTTGACGTAGACTCCAGCAACCGTTCGAACACTGGCAGCTCCGGACCATGCACTCCAGCCGACCGCACTTTTGGCACGAGCCCTGAAGTAATATACGGTCCCGGGAGTGAGTCCGGTAACTACCTGAGGCGATTTTGCAGCGACGGAAAAAGTCGGATTACCAAGAGCGAAAGCGCTCCAACCGATTTCGTATCCGGTGATCGTGGAACCACCGTTTCCGTTCGCGTCAAATGCGACATCCACGCTGGTCATCGTGGCGCTGGACAGAAGCGGTGTGCTTGGGGCGTCTGGAACTTTGAGCGTCTTGGCCGAGGCCCTTCCGGACCACGCACTCCAGCCTTCGGAGTTATGCGTTCTTGCCCAGAAGTAATAGGTCGTTCCGGCAGACAACCCGGATATAGTCGTCGACCGGTCTGAACTTACTGTGTCTTGTACTGTGGTGGAACTGGTGCCGTAACCGATCTGCCGTGCGTCGATCGCATCACCACCATTGGACCCGTCCGAAAATGTCACATGGACGGATGACGCGGTGATGTTGGATATGACTGGGGTGGTCGGTTTGGCCGGGTTGGTGTCCCGCGGGATGGCCTGACTGAAAGACGTCGGACCACCAATACCCGAAGAACTGGACCCGTCAGTGAGCCGGAACGTGACTGTCTGAGAATCATTGATCCGTACTTCCCCGACTTTGTACCAATCGGCACCAGTAGGGTAGTTGATCGTCTTAGACGTCGTTGATCCGTTCGCCGTCCAGTTGAACGGCATCCCGTTCCACCAGTCAGATGAATATCCGGCCTTGAACCAGAACTCGACATCAGTTCCGGTGTCCCGGATCATCATCTTACCGTTGACGCCGGTGGTTTTCGTGTAGTCGGTCACGGCACCACCTAACTGAGGATCTTGAAGTAAATATCCCCATCAGCACCACTGGCAGGAGCGGGGTCAGCCGTTCCTGACGTGATGCCGGTCTTGTCCCTGTAACCCGACTTGCCCGTGGGGATGAGAGCCTTCAGGGCGGCGAGGTAGTCCCGGGTACGGTTGATTTCCCGTGCTCCCCAGCGAACCCGGCCTTCTTCGCCTGTGTCGGGTACTGTGAGATAACCAGCGGCTTCTGCGGTATCTCCAATCGGCATGTTAAACCTCCCTTGCAAATGTCACGGTTGAGTTGCCCACTCCTCCGTGGTGAGTTCGGACCAGACCTTGTTGTTCAGCCACGAAAGCCACGAACCGGTGTTGATGAAGGTGTTGAGAGACAGTGTCGGATATGCCCTGTCGCCCTCACGGTCAGACACGAAGATCTGTTCCGTCACCCGCATGTTGTTGGTGACACCGCTTGTGTTGCGCATCTCGACAACATCACCGAGATTGTAGTGCGTGCCGTACTTGAACTGGCTGAACTGGCTGATCTCTCCGTCGAATGCCTGGTAGGTACGATACTTCGAGAGCTCTTCGTTTCCACGCTGAATTAGCGCGGCGGTGACATCCGGATTGTCCTCCGTGATGTCATTCGCATTGACGACCAATATGCGGCGTTCGAATCCCTCGACTTCCGGATCTACGTCTATTCCATAGACCATTTGGAAACCCGCCGGGGAATATACGTACGCCGTGTTCTTGGCTTTGTCGATGCTCGTGAGCTCTTTGGTGTTCTGCAAGTTGTCCAGAGCCGGAGTGAAGATGACCGGCGGAACAACGGTCTGGGAACTGGTTCTGTCGGTTCCCGAATAGACATCGAAATACAACTCCGACAAGTCGTAGTTTCGAAGCATCCGAAAACCCAGGTTCCAGACATCACCAATGTCCTTGATGGCGTCGTAAAC